TCAGGCTGTTTTCGTCAGCAGTGATTGTGAATGAGGAGTAAGCCAAATCCTTGTTGTAAATCGGTTCAAAGTTCAGTTCATCAAAACGTGAAGTCCTAGAATTCTTCTTGACGATTGATGACTTCCCATCAACATCAAGCGGCTTATCCTGTTCTTCCTTAGACATGACACTAAAATTAACAGGGTTTGTCGCATAGCAGCCATTTGCCGTATTATTGTCCTCACCAACGTCAACCATCAAGGTCATTCCAGAGGCAAGAACGCCAGGATTCTTGATGGTAAGGCTTCTCCTGTCCGAAGTTCCCGATATGATGTTAGCAGTAATCCATTCAGTCGAACCATTCAACTTGTAATAGACAATGTTGTTCATGACATACTGGTTAAACAACACTGGGCTTTCAGGATGAATCTGTATTTCGATATCCTCGTACAAGTCATATACGCATTCAGCATTTTCATCAGGGTTCGGACACTTTGTCAAAATGATTGGAATATTACATTCGGTAACGGTAACCTTTCTTTCGACAGATGCCTTCCTCTGACAGCTATCCTCAACCGTGTAGGTAATCGTATGGATGCCCGCATCGTCCCAGTTGTCATTATCAACTGTTATCTGAATCTCAGACAAGTTAGTGCCATTAGCGATAACATCCGACGGGTCGGGTTCTGTCCACGGAGTTCCCTTCTTCCATTTTACATTCTTGTTCGCTTCTGGCTGAATGTCGATTGTCGGGTCAGCAGTAAGTGTGACACTGTTCACATAGTTTGCAACTGATGTCGGAACAAAGTGGTTCTTCCACTGTACACCAAAGCTCTTGGTTCCTGGCTGATTAGCCACTACCTTGATTGAGATTTCGTTCATGCGCTCTATCGGGCGGACTATCGAGAAAGCATTTGGCGTTGGACCACGAAGGATAAGCTCATAGGTACTCGTTTCGAATAGATTAACTCCATTATATTTCAGGACATCTCCTGTTTTAACACAAGTGAAATCCTTCTGGAAAACAATAGGTTCATTCCAGAAGTCAACCTTGTGCCCCTCGCCCATGTTGTTATCGCCTGCCCAAACTTCAAGGTGACCGTTACTTTGAGCGATTACATTGTCAGTAAGAACTAGGTCAAATGTGAAGTAGCCACCGCCACCAGTTTCTTCTGTAATAGTGCTGATATTTTCGATAGAACCAAAGTCAGCCCAAACACCAGCATATCCCCTACCAGAAGCCTTTTCTGTGGACAGCAAATGCCAATCACTGTCGTAAACTTTAAAGTTTAGCGTATGCGTCGTTCCATTGCTAGAAAGTCCAGTCATCTCCAAATGGAAATCTGTGTTCAAAACTCTCAAATCAAGCGACGTATAGTTTCCTGCCGCATCATAAATATCAAGCGTGGTGTTACGAGGCAAGGTCAAGGTCACCTTGATAAACCTAGCATCTTTTACATTTGTTGCCTTGTCTGGAAGAAGATATGTTACCGTGCCCATGCTGAAATCTTTCAGCGGAGTTCCGTTAATGCTAATAATATCGTTCAAGTCTGCGATATACACATCGAATGAACGACCAGCAACATGTTCATCCTCAGGAACATAGCATATCGGGGCTTCTTCGTCTATCTGTAAGTACAACCTATTGTAATAATACTTGGTATCAACATCGGTGTCCTTGATAGTTACTGATGTAACCGTGCTGTATAGGACCAGTGGCATCAGGGTTCCCGTCTGGCATAGGTCATCTATATAATCGACATCCAATGAATCAAGCAAAACATAAGTCGGTGTATCGGTCACTTGTACTTCAAAACGGGAAATGTACGAAGACGATAGTCTTATCCAAACATAGGAAGAATCGTTTTCAACTGGCACTGGATTGTCTGCAAGATAATAGTTAGCACCATATTTCAGACCAATAGGAGGAACACTGTGAGTACCATCAACGTATCGACCAGTGAGAATAGGTGCAAGTACGTCACCCCTGATGAACGGGCAATCTGAAGCCTTCACCTTAAATTCAGTCACTGCGTTATTGACATTACGAAGCCCGTATACAGGCATTTCTCTTTGTAGGTTAAACGCATCGTCATAGTAGAACTTACGTTCATCAGGGTGACCATCAACAGGTAGAAGAACAGCTTCCGTTCCCGTGCCTATGCCATCTTCCCAAGCAATATGACCTAGCTCAGCAGTAGCATTTACACTCAACGTATTCAGGTTGAATCCTTTCAATACAACTACGTTATCTGGGCCAACATGCATGAAACGGTCTGTCTCCCTGTCATGTCCACCCTCAGTCGCAAGGATTTCCACATCAGTAAGGATGACAGGGGTTTCTGTGTTTGACTCCGTGTTTCCATCCTTATACATAGCAGAAAGTGAACTGGTTTCAGTAGCCTCGTCGTGGATTATATCAAATTCAACAGGGTTCCCCGCATAACCGTAACTACCACGAGTTTGCGGGCCACTGATACGTAGATTCTCAGGAACATTCTCTGCATCAGGTGCTTCATACGTTGAAATCATCCTTGAACGGTTCCTTATAATTCCGCATTCACTTACACCATATTCAACATCTGGGTCACCGTCAGGGTATCTGAAATATACTTTAACTTCATTCTGCTCAAACGAAACGCCTAGAACTTCCGCACTAACACTGTTGTAGTGTTCAGTGTTCATGATTTCAATGGTATCACCAGCGGCAAAGAACGGTTTGCTATCATCCCAGCTACGGACATACATGATGTTCGATGGGTCAAACAATTTGTTTGACACTGTTGCTACAAAAGCGGGCCCCGAGCCATACGTACCTCTCTGGATTGCATCGCAGACAAGGTACATGTAAGTATTTTCAAGCGAAATGCTCGGTTTCTTACCGATAAAGGTCAGAGAGCTGATTGCAATATATGGCCAGTGGGCTTCGTCATCTTCACGAGATGCTAGCCTAATCGGGTCGCTTGTAGTTCCCTGTTTTTGAGAGTTAATTGCGATAGTCTTTGCAGCATGCCCTGTAAGAATATCGACAGTATACGCATTGTTAATGTCGAACTTGACATACCTATTTTTAAACAATCGTGTTGGGTTCGTATATGAGTAGCGTGAAATCGTTCCGATAACAGAACCACTTCCCCAAGCACCACTATGTTTAGAACCAATGACGCTGTTTGTATCGTTCTCTGACCAGTTGTCTGTATCAAAACCAAGCAAATCGAGACTGTTTTCACCCAAGCCACCATCCTGGGTAGCAAACACAAACAATCTCGAAACTAGATTAGGGTCAGATGTTGCCGTACCATCATACAAAGGAATCGGGAACTTGATGATAGGTATAATCGTGTCACGAACGAGCTGCATATCACTTTCATTGCCATAGCATGCTGATGACGGCCCATTCTTTACATAGTAAGTGTCTTGGCATGCGTAATAGATTGCACTCTCGTTCGCATGGCTCTTTACCTTTGGCGGAGCAATGTCTGGATTTTTAACATTAAACGCAATGTCCGATGAAGGCATACGAGGGGTAAACACAAGAGTTCCCGTCGTTGAACCTCCCTGAATAATTTCGCCAGAGTCCACCTCAGCTGTTATGGTACTTGCATTTGCGGCAACAGCAGTTACAGTCAAATGAACCTTCGTAGAGTTGCCATATATGTAAGCAACTCTATCACCAACAGCAAAGTTATGTTTGCACGTAATGCCTTGGTCATTGTCGGTAAACGTAAATGTTACTGATGAACCGCTTGCTGCAGCTGATACGCTTTCATTATACTCATAGATTTCCCACTTTTCCCAAACAAGGTCAGGCCAGTCCAAATGACTGTAAACTGGATGGTACGACTGATTTATCTTCATCGGGTTGTGATACGTCTTGTATGTAAACGTATGTGCGTCAGGTACAGAAGTAACAACGAAATCACCCAAATACCTCTCACCACGGCCCTTCCAGTTACCATCATATCCACCAAACAATCTACCCTCGTTTCCTGTATACGAAGGAACATGTGATATATGCCTGCTATACAGAGTGACGGCATCACCGACGTTCAGACCGTGAGCATCCAGAGTTTCAACAACAACTGTTTCCACCTGATACAGGTTGTCATTACTGTCACAGCTAGAAATTCCACTAGCGGGAAGAGTGTTATAGTCGGTATAAATCTTGCTAACCTCTCCGCTAATACCGCCTGCATTAACATTACCGCCAGCAACAAGATGTTCCAAAGCGATGTTGAGCGGGTTCTTGATATACTCGTTATTGTTAGAAAATCCCAAAAATGAAAAAGCGGATTCAACCTCTATCGGAGAGAAAACGCCGTTGTCGTTGGCGTATGGTGCGGTAATCCAAGCCTGCGAGTTATTCGCTAGCTCAGAAAAAGATTTGTCAACATCGAACCGCATGATGAGTTCGGTATTGAACTGGCTGTTACCGTTATCAAACTTTGGCGGCCTATTGGGATTAGTCCAGTCATTGTATGAGCCAGTTACGGGAGTAATTCCCGTTCCGTCATATACAGACAAACCCGAGTTCGCCGTAACGGTCGAATTCGGGGTATTCGCTGTGAGGAAATGGCGAAGACGATAGTGTTTGATACGGTTATCGGTATCAGAGCCCTTGAACTGATAAGTTTCCTTATAATGCTGATTATTGTTTTCAAGCTCAGCCTCGGTAGTCATCAAACGTATGTATAGATTTATCGCCATAATTCACCATTTTAATCAAAAAATAGTTTATACTCGTGGCACTAAATCGTTTGGGCTACTGCGTCGTCTTCTTGCTGCTCTAAAAGCTTCTTTTTCCGCAGATGCATGATGATGTGTTCACCAAGAGCATTGGTCATGTCGGTGAGGTCATTTTCAATCATTTCTACCGGGAAATCTTCGATGATTTTTGCAGCATGTTTGTAGAACTTGGACGAATTATTTGTCCAAACGGTGTACATGAACCCGTCAGAACCGCACTTGACATCAACTTCACGGATAGATGCGTTTCCTCCAATCCCGACAAGGTAGATATCATTGTTCGGGTTGTCGTAATCGACAATCGTCTGGTTGGCACCGTTGTTGTAGTTCTTGTCCCGCTGCAAAGAGTCCATCTCTGCACCAGTCAAGGCATAAACCTCGACATATCCGCCATTCGGAAGTTCAAGTTCCCTCAACGGTTCAATTTCGTTCTGTATAAGCAGCGTATTCAACATGCCAGCATCAAACTGGTTGCTTTCCAGAAGGTTTCCAGCAGTCGCCTGCTGCAACGCTTCATCAACATAGTCCAACGAGTCGATAACACCCAGATGGTAAACATGGGCGTTGTTGTATGCGAGCATGTCCGTTATGAGAGAGCCGCCACCCGCATCACTGTCGATATTCTCCAGTGAAGTTCCATGCAGACGGTAGCAGGTAGAGAAGATAAGCGGAACACCGTCGATAACCGTAAAGTACAACGGTTCCAGACTGAATTCTGGATTATCTTCACCACCGCCCTGTGTGATGAAGAAGGGAACAATCTTGTTGTTCGCCTCGCCAGAATCGTACAATTCGTCGAGCTGTTCGGCAAAGTTCTCCACCATACTAGATGCCGTATTCTCGTCCTCGTGGACGTAGAAATCCGACATCATTATGTAAAAATCGGCCATCATACTAGATAAGCTTCTTCAACGGAGTAGTGATACGTTCAATGTATGCAGGGTCTGCGTTCTTGTTGGATTCCTTCTCGGCGATGAAATCCTCGATACCCTTCTTGATGACGGCAGGAACATCGTCCTCGCTGTACGACGTGACGAAATCGTTCTTGATTTCAGCCAGCTGTCCACCCTCGATGACTGCGCCAGCCTTTTTGAGTTCATCCATGGTAGGAACGAACTTGTCATTAAACTCGTCAATGACAAGGCGGATTGGAAGCGTGCAGCGAATGAGGTTGATGTAACGTCCGATTGCAACTCTGTCGCTAATGGTCAAATCAATAGTCTTGCTCATTTTAATCCCTGTAAAATGTAGATACTTACGTCTTTAAAATACATTTTTAAATGGAAACTACATCACCAGAGGGTATAAACTATTGGTAAATTCCAAAAATATACTTTAATCTGTGATTATGGGTGAACTTTATAGATACAACGGCCTTCCCGTCTTTCAAGTGGACTTGTGCGACTTCCGTACGATAGTCGATGCGGAAGTTAACAAGAGGCGCCTCCTGTCCAAGAACATCCTGAACGAATCGTTGAAAGAGTTCTACAAGACGGAACGCAAACCAACCTTTTACGTGATGTTCCAAGGAATCAGATTCAAGTACCCCAGGTAGGAAATTATGCTTTTTTCATCAAAAAAGAAAACTCCCGAAAATATCGCCTCGATGGTCATGACGCACGTCAGAGACTACGGCGAGAATAATCCGAGAGGCGAACTCTTTGACCGAATGTTCAACGGCAAGGACTTTCACCGAAACATATCGAGGTCAAGAAATGCGGTAGGACAAGGCGTCCAGCAGATGATGTACCCGAACGGGTTGTCACCTGACGGATTTTCCACCTACATGCCGACCATCATGATTAACGATGGCCAGGTTGACCCGACCAAGGTGCAGGACACCATTGCCGAAAACCAAGTGCAGCTCTACTGGCGAAACAATGTGGAACGCATGTTGAAATACAACATCATCGCCACCCGTTCGGAAGTGAACGAATCGCTGACCCAGATTTGCAACGAGGCAATATACAAGGACGACAAGGGTGACATCTGCAGCTTGCAGGTAAACGAGTATTCCGAAATTGCCGAAGTGACCAAGATGAGCTTGCAGACAATCTTCAAGAGGGATGTCCTCCGCAAGATTTGCAACTTCAAGTACACTGCTTGGCAATACATGAAGAAGATGCTGACCGAAGGCCGTATCTTCCTCGAAGTCGTCTATGACGAGGAATCTCACGAAATCGTCGGCCTTAACCTCCTGCCTGGTGAAAACATGATTGTCATCGTTCAGGACAACCTGATTATCGGTTACCGTCAGATGCTCACGGGTACATACGCCCACACCAGCAAAAACTACATCGACTATTCACCAAACCAGATTCTTTTCCTTTCCCTCGACCTGTATGGCCCAGGTGGTGTCAACGACCCGAGGTCAATCCTTGAACCCGCAGTGAAGGCCCATAACCAATTGAATACCATCGAGGATAGCGTGGTTATGTACCGTGTCCTCTGGGGTTCAGAAAAGATGGTCCTCAAAGTGGACGTTGCTGGCCAGCCGAAACCGCAGGCAGAAGCCACGATGAAGGAACAGGCGAAGATGTTCAGCCGCCAGATTGACTATAACTCGGCAACGGGTGAAATCACCAACTGGGGTAAAGCGATTGGCCTGTCGGAACACTTTATCATCCCTGTTCAGGGCGGTTCGTCAGGTTCAAGCATCGAAAGACTACCTGGCGGTGACCAGCTCGGTAACATCGACGATTTGAAGTTCTTCAAACGAAATCTCGTTAACGCCTTGATGGTGCCCCCAGGTCGTATCACGGCTTTGGCAGGAGACAGCGTTAACTACGCCAACGGTAAGATTGGTGAAGTCACTCAGGCAGAAGTCGCTTTCGCCCGTCTTGTTGACCGTTACCAGACACCGTTTGAACAGGGCCTCGTAAGGCTGTTCATCATGGTTCTGAACACAAGGCAGGAATTCAGTGATGACATCAAGGTTGAAGAAAACTTCGATATCAAGTTCAAACGCAGCAATGGCTTTCAGAGCTACATCGACGCCGATGTTTGGACAACACGACTCGCAGTGTTCTCCAGCATGATGGAATTCGCTATCAAGGACGAAGCCCCGAACAACCCGCTGTCTCAGGAATACTGTCTCCGTTACGGTCTCGGCATTTCCGATGCAGACCTCACGCAAAACCGCAAGTGGCGTGAACACGAACAGAAGGTCCTCCTCGGTGAGGAAACCGATGTTGATAGCGGAGGCGGTGAAGGCGGTGGCGGCCTAGGTGGGGAAATGGCTCCCGCACCAGCAACAGGCGCCTTCTAGGAACGACAACAGGACATGGCTGCTGCTCAATAGCCCTCGTACCAAGTACGGGGGCTTTATTTTTGACCTAAAACCACCAATTTAGGACCAATTTTAATTTCAATGCAGATTTTGAGGTAAAAAATTTTTTGTGAAAATACCTCAATAAACTTAAAGTAGAACTCAAACGGTGCCAGATGGCACAGGATAACATTATGCAACAGTTCAGACCTAAGTCAGCTACGAGCAAGTGGGCTCCGATTTTGGAATCCAACCTTGGCCGTAAGCTCAAGTCCCGTGCTGAAGCTGCTGTGGTTTCCACACTTCTTGAAACCCAGTGCAAGCTCAACAAGGGTTTCCTCCCAGAATCTGCCAACGTCTCTGCTGACGTGGCTCAGTACCAACAGTACGCTCTGCCGCTCGTACGTCGTCAGTTCCCTGACCTCTTGGCTATGCAGACCGTAGCTACCATCCCAACCACAACTCCTAACGGAATTTATTTCGCACTTCGTTTCCTCTATGACGACGAAGCTCCGAAGACCGTTGGTTTCCGTCGTGGCTTGAAGAAAGAAATCGGTTACGACCTCGTTGCCGACCACACTGGCGTACACGGTACGTTCAACCCGTGGACAACGACTCAGGGTGAAATGCTCTCCAACTATGCCGAAGGTACGTTCGGTGGCCCGTCTTTCGATGGCGCTGCAATGAACTCTGACAACAAGGCTGGACACGCTTACCTCACCAACCATTGGATGGACCAACCGGGCTTCGGTGACCAGTACAATGCTGAGGAAGGCCACTACAACATCAAGAAAGCCAGCATCAAGGTGGTGTCTGGTGCTATCCGCGTGGGTACAAAGGCTATCAAGAGCCATTACACCCTCGAACTCCAGCAGGATATGGCTGCTGCTCACGGACAGGACGTTGAAGCCCTGTTGCTCGAAGGCTTGCAGTTCGAAATCCAGCAGGAAATCGACCGTGAAATCCTCGCTGCTATGGTGTCTGTCGCTCAGAACCCGATGTTCGGTGGTGAAGCCGCTATCACGGTTGACCTCTCCAAGGACGCTCACTTCAACGATGGCCGTTGGGTTGCCGAACGCATCGCTGGTGGTATCGTGAACACGATTATCGCCGTTGCCCGTAAGATTTCTCTTACGACTCGTATGGGCTCTGGTAACTTCGCAATCTGCTCTCCGAGCATCGTTGCAGCTATCTCTACCCTTAACTCTGGTATCTACATCCCGACTTACCTCGGTACGGATGCCGCTGTTCAGCCGGGTGGTGGCGTTTCCGACGCTGGTTCTCTCCTGAATGGTCAGATTAAGCTCTACCAGGATATCTACTCTTGGCAGGACTACGCTCTCGTTGGTTACAAGGGACCGCGTCAGGGCGAATCTGGTATCATCTTCATGCCTTACATCCCGTACATCTTCTGCAAGACCGCTGGTCAGGAAGACGGTAGCCCACGTCTCATCGTGAAGAGCCGTTACGCCATTGTCAGCAACTTGCTCGGTTGCGGCCTGTTCTACCGTGTTGTTCGCTTCGTGAACAACGACCTCTTGGGTGTTTCCTTCACTGGCGACATTCCTTGGGAATCTAACGAAGGCCCGACCGTGGGCGTAACCCTCGACACCGTTGGTGTTGCTGTGGGTGGCCACACGCTCGACCGTCCGTTCGGTACGGCTGCTGCGGAAGAAGAGTGGTAATCACTCTCTCCCCTGCAAAGGAAATAAGGGAGCTTGCCTTCGGGCAGGCTCCTTTTTTAGTTACCTGTATTTTTGTAATATAAACTATCAGTAGAAATTAGACAATCTAAGATGAACCCAGAATACGCACTAGATACATTTACCGAGTCTGCTAAACAGATACTTACCTCCAAAGTACAGTTGGAAGCGGTAACTGATTTGGCAAAAACCCTGCTTGAATTTGCCGACCCGAGAAACAATGTTGAACATCCGTCTTGTTCATCTGGTCTTCTTATCACTGATGGAAAAGTATTCCTAGCAGAACTTCCGACAGGAAACAAGAAAGGAAAGCCTCATCAGTACGACCTGCCTAAGGGACATGTCGAGAACGATGGTGAAAGCGTAAAGGATGCAGCATTCAGGGAAGCATTGGAGGAAACTGGCTACAACTGGCACAAGTATTACAACGATGCCCACGGAATTTTCCGTAAACAGGTGCCCTTCCGTAAAGGAAACAACCTGATGCTTTATCGGATAAACCTGAAAGAACTTCCGCCACTGACATCATATTCATGCAAGTCCTACTTTCATGACCCGAAGAAGAACGCCGCTATGCCAGAGGCTTGCTCTTACGAATATCTTCCGTTGAAGGAAATCGGAAAGTGGCTATGGCCTGAGTTCGATAAGACATTCAAGAGGGAAGGAATCAATTTCTGAGAATGTTTCACGTGAAACATCAGAAAAGCCCCCGTGTAACACGGAGGCTTTCTTGTTTGTGTGGAGGTTTCTTAAATCTTTCCTACACGGTCATTTTTAAAGACGGCGTACTCACCAGACAGACCATCAAGTTTCCAAGAGGTTACTACTGCCTTTACCTGTTCCCGTGTATCGGCCAGACCAAACTTTGCTCCTCGCTCGTTTGAGGCACCAAGTATGATAAAATACTTAGAGCCAGTGTCCAACAATGTTCCTTTCTTTATTCGTTTTGCCATAATGTCCTCTCTTACCAAGCACCTGCAGCAGTCACCTGAGTACTCTCTTCGGTCGTCTTTGGCTCTTCTGTTGTTTTCTTGGTATACTTACGTTTTTCCTTGACTTCGGTCTTTGGCTCGTCTGGGTCTGGAACGACTGGCGTTTCAGGAAGTTCTCCCTGATGAACCTCACCCACTTCCTTCTTCATTTCCTCGTCCAAAACAGGGTTTCCAGGAATGGCTGGTTCATTGGTCAAACGGGAACATTCATCCAGCACTGCTGACATCTTACCGACAGTTTCCTTAGCGTCAATGCTGGACAGGTAATTCTTTTCCATGTCAGCTTCGTTCGGACGCAGGTTCAATGACATTGCGTCAACAGGAGGATTGATGGGAACATTGCGTTCAGCAGGCTTCTGCTTACCCCAGTTATCCATGGACTCCTTCAAACTATCGCCGACACCCATACAGTTATCAGTGACTACACGAGACTTATCGTACTGACGAAGACTTTCTTTCACTTCCTTGTCTTGTTCGGCTTCGGCACGTGAGACAGCTTCGTTGAAGATTTGAAGGGCTGACGGATTGTCCTTCAATTCATCCTGCAGCAACTTCTTCTTTCTATCCGATTTGCCGAATTGGATATATGAACGTGCAAGTGACAATCCGATGAGCTTATTCGATTGTTCTTTCAGAGCCTCAGTTGCGCCATTCTGAATGGCCACATTGATTGCAACTCTAATGGAATCAATTTCCTTTTCGAGTTCATCAGACCTAGCAATATCCCAGCAAGGGCTTCCAAGGGTTTTCATCATACCCAAGTTCTTCACTGCATTCTTCACAGCATCGGGATTTTCCTTCACCAAGTTACGAATTGGTTCTGGATTACCTCCACCGAGGTCGATGTTGTTGAACAACTTGTCTGGGTCAGACTCTATGGTCTGGTTCGGCTTCATGAACGGGTCGGAAAGAATTTTTGCCTTCGCTGGAACATTTCCATTCATTCTCTGGAAGGTATAGTCCTGCATGTTGCAAAACTCGTTCGGTTTTCTCGGGTGAGGTTTCAACGAACTGTTGTCGTTCGGATGGAAAACCTGCTGGAAAACATAGTTGCTAAAATCAATGTCCTGCTGTGTCACCATCGGGTGCGGACCAGGTGCAGGCCACGGTTGAGGACGTGGCGGGAACTGGTTGGTCTGGTTTGACCACAGGGCAGGCGGGGTTGGAAACTTCGGCTGACCTGGCATTGTCGGCATAGGCATCTTTGGCGGGGTAGGCATTGCTGGGCCTGACGGATGCTCGTCCTTGTAGATATGCTTGACTGTTGCACCGATGTCGTACACAGCCTTCGCAAGATTTTCCATGATGCTTAGGATTTTTTCGTTATTCATGATTGTCCTCGTTATTGGTGTTTTTGGTTGAATCCTTTTCTACGACCTTAGTGCAAACGTAATCCAGTAAATCGGCGACATCAAATCCATAGATGTCTTTAAGGTCCTGAGTGCAGTCTGCCTCGGGTTCGTTACTAATCTTATTGCACACGTCGAGATAGGAATCGAGCTCCTTCTTCCTGGCAATAGCGTATGCCTTCAAAATCTTGAACTCATCTGCAGTTAGATTACTCAGATTGAAATCATAGTTTCCTTCGCCATGATTAGTGGTGGCTTTTCTCAGGATTTTGATGAGTTGGTCTCTCGCCTCGACACGCTTCTCGCTCGCATCCCATTCTTCCTTGGAATGTAGCTGATACATTGCCTCGTTTTTTGCTTTCTTGAACTTCTTCGCTTTACGGAACACCCACCATTCACGGATGAGCATGGCGATGAAGCCAAACACATGCATCGAGACAATGAAGCCGACTATAAGTATAATAGATTTCATTTGCTTTCCTGGAACAATCCGAGTCTGTCGAATGTGCGGCTATATCCCTTGAAGAGCCACTTCCTGATTTCCGAAAGCGGCTTGTACGCATAGCCGATAACCTCGGGAACAGTCTTACCCGTCCTCTTGTCTGGAAAGAAGCTCTGGCACTTGTACTCGCCGATAGCAGGCATTTCATCCTTGGTCAAATCAAGACGGTAAAGGACAATCTGCTTGCCCTTGATGTAGCTTACAGGTGCATCACACAATGCGATTGCACGGTCCTTATAAGAATCAAAATCGTAACCAGTCTCTTCCTTAGCTTCTCTAAACGCAGTGCCCCTAAAGTCGCTGTCGAAATCCTCGACGTGACCCTTGGGCAAATCAAAATGATGTTCACCAGGCGTCTGGTGCAACGGCAGCTCAACCAGGAACTTCTCGCCGTCGGTTATTAAAAGGCCAGCCGATACCATATCGGTTTCCTCCAATCTTTATTCTTCCTTAAAATATATTATTCAGCAGCAAAAAAGCCGACCGTCATTGCAGGTCGGCTTAAAACAGGGTAAAATACAGTCTATTTCTTGCTCAGGTACAGCAACAGAAGGTTGAAACCATACAGTATGAAGCATGTGATGAACAAGGTATCTACTGGTAGCTGCTTCAAGAAGAGCGAAGCTATGCCTGCAATACCCCATGCGCTCAATGTCAGGGAATGGATTGTAGAGGTGTTCGTTATGCCATACTTGCTTGCGAGCAGGGCAGGCAAAGCGGAGAAGCCGCCACCATAACATGCGTTGATGAGCATGACGCTGACAACGAACAGGCCTAGTCCAGCAAAGCCGAAGTTAACCAAGCATAGAATAGAACTCAGTGCGAATAGGATGATGTAAGGAACGTATCGACCGAACTTGTCACTAACCCAGGCAAACCCGAAGCGTCCACCAGCGTTGAAAACTGCACTCAATGTACACAGCAAGGTTGCCATCCCGATTGCCACTCCGTAGTGGGAATACAGTTGAGCTTCCTGACTGATGAAGGCTAGGCCGCAGGCAATGTTGATGAAGAAGAACAGCCAGATTGAAATGTAAGGCAATGTTCGGACAGTCTTCCCGATATCGATTGTCTCAACCATAGGCGGTTTGTAATTGACAGGGAACTTCCTGAACAGGAACGATGTCACGATAAGCGGAACAGTATAGATTAGAGCAAGGAGATAGAACACATGCTCGATACTGAAGTTCGTCGTCAGGTATGTGTACAGAGGGCTCGCGACCGATTTTGCCAACCCAAAGGATAGGATGGCAATGGCAGATGCGACCGCCTTGTTATGACGGAAGTAGAGCATCAGCGTCTTGATTGGGGCTACATACCCGAGGCCGCACGAGCATCCGAACAAAACTCCGTATGCGGCATAGAACATCCAGACGCTTCCTACGCTGCAAGCAAATCCACTTAGGAGAAATCCAGCAACGAAGAACATCACGGACAGGATGTAGGTTGCCTTCGGGTTCCGTTCAACGAACTTTCCCATGAAGGCTGCAGACAGGCCGAGGAACAGGATGGCCAGAGAGAATGCGAACGACATGTCATGGTTGAGAACCGAGTTGACAGCGTTGGAGAGAAGAGACCAGGCATAAACCTGACCGATACATAATGAAAGAAGGACGGTTGCAAGCACCGTCCTGATTTGTAGAATTTTCATATTGAATGGTGTTATTTGCACCAAGAGTTTATAGCGCAGGAGCCTCATCCTCTACGAACGTACCGTCAATCTGCTGCTGAATGTACGGGATTGACTTAGCAATCATTTCCAGAGCAGCCTTTTCATCAACAGCCTGACCACCGCAAGCAAGTCCGTGACCGCCCATAGAAATTGCACCAGGGGTAGTCGATTCAATCTTCTTTGCGAACTTGTCAAAGGAAATCTTGTCGTTGTAACCACGGAACATCAAACCGATGTTGTGAGCCTTGTTGTTATTATAGATGTTAATCCAGTAGTTGTACTTCTTGCTATCCTGAATACGGAGGCCAACTTCGGTAGAACGCTTGTCACAACGGGTCAACACGCCGCCAGAAGGAAGGTCAGTAAACTGCAGGTTGTTATAGATATCATTAACTTCGTTTTCAATCTTGTCGAGAACTACGATGTCGTCTTCGGTCAAGTTGGTATGGCCATCCTTGTAGGCTTCAATCCAAGCATCGAAATTGAGCTTGTACTTTTCCTTGAACAGCATGTTCAGTTTACATGCGTGTTCGAAGCGTTCCATATCAGTTCTAACCCAACGGTCAAACGTGTCGATGTAACCGATGAGTTCTTCGAGGTAGGAAATGTCCTTGACATCTTGGTAGAAATCATAGGTAAGACGGGCGCCGCAAGCAGACTTGTCGATAATTATTGCATTTGACGGGTCGTTAAGAGCAGATGCACTAGCATGGTGGTCAAGAACCATGGTAGGAATGCCAGTTGCACGAACATTGTCCATGAAGGTCGCTGGCGTATAATCGGTAAAGATGATGGCGTTGTACTGTTCCTTGTTCGGAATGGTGTTGAATGTCAAGAGGTCATTATCCTTTCCGTAGTACATCTTGGCGTACTTTGCGTTAGGAAAGATTGTCTTGATGATAAGATGGGAGCCGACTCCATCAAGGTCATAATGCGTGCAGTTGAGCACGTTCATGTTAGGATTTTTGAAGTATTGGATATCCATGGTTAGTGTCCTTTTTTCATAATATAGTTTATTAAAATCAGTTTGTCAAGGTCTTGTCAGCAACGAAAGTATCACCAATTAAGGCCTCCATTTGTTCCTGTTCGGTAAAGGTAGGAATCTGCAGTTCCTTCAATGCGTCATCGAAGATTTGTTTTGCGCGAGATGCATACTCGGCGGCAACAATGATACTATCGTGGACTGTGCAGACAGGGCAGTGCAACTCGTCCTTGATTCTGCGGTAGACAACGCTGAAAATAAGGTGGCTTTCGGTTCGTTGCAACTCGTGGGCCAACTCGGAGTAGTGTCCACGCTTGATAATCTGGATTGCCTTGTACAGGTTCGGAAACTTTTCCTGCCAGAGTTTCTGAATGGCTTCAACCAACTTGTGCTTCTTCCTCGAATAGAACCTTCCGCAGAACAGACAGGTAAGGAACTCCTTCTTAACCTTGTTACGGTCTACGTTTACATGTAAAGTTTTGTTTACATAGTCGAGGAAGTATTCGTAAAGATGTCCTGAAACAAGTAGAGTTCTGTATGCTTCCAACTCACTGAGGAAATCCTGTATGCAATCCCACTTGTCGTCATCAGTCCAGTATGGTTCTGTGATTCCACCTGTATAGGAAATCACAATATGTTCTCGGTCATCAAAATTAGATATATATCGGTCAAGCACACGGTACAAGAAAGCACCCTGAGAGCTCTTGATGTCAATTTCGACCGTCTTCTTGCCGTCACAGGTTATACAGTTCTTTCGGATTTCCTTTTTCATCTGGGTTATGTTCGTGTGAACACGCCCGTACGCATCACGTTTACAGTAAAGAGCGTATTTATCAGTAGCAAAACTGTTGAAGAGCTTGACTTTGTTCATTTCAGAGGTCATTCTGTCCGCAGAAATTGCTCCTGACGATACCATTTCACCTAAAATATCGTAACTTTTCTCTTCGTCTACGCTGAAATGGGTCAAGTCCTCGTAAAGTTCCCTGATTTCCGGCAATTTCATCTGCTCACCATGGACTTCTTCGGCCCTTGCGGCAAGTTTTCGGTAAAGGAATGGGTTGGTAGCCATGATGACATGGACTCCGCCATGTCTTTTTTCGATATCACCCGCTTCTTCCTGAGCTCTCGTGTGTAAATATCGCTGAACATAGGTCAAAAACGGCTTTGTAAACCAGTAATGCTTGCATTTTCCTGGTATATCCTTGCTTCCCTTGATGTACGAGCGGCTTCTGCCGATGATACCCCACTCTTCTAGGATGTGGACGTACTCCAAGTAGTTGGAACCGAGGATTCTATCGTAGATTTTCGAGTAGATTGGGACTGCCCACTTGTCGATATCGATTTTCCAATGGTGTTTCAACGCAAGGTTGAACGCAATTTGGTAGCGTCTGTAGACGGTGTTGACGATATAGACCAGATATTCGAAATTTTTCTTATGCACTCCACCCAAACTCTCCGATTTTTCAACCATGGCTTCGAAAATGCGGTTTGGAACCAGCATCTTATCGAAGGAATAGTGGCTGTCTGACTCAGAAAAGTGGTCTAAAATACGTAAAGAAAGTGCAAAATTCGAACTCATCGGCGATAATATACAATAAAATTCCTACTTCAGCAAGGCCCATACAATGACTTAACCAGTGAAACAACCCAACTTCACCCGGTTAACACTATATGTTCTCACTTTTTACTTTAAAATATAAACTTAGGGTGAAAAAAAGATATTTTAGTTAAGAAATCGTCAATTTTTTTCTCAACCCTAGTTTATCCAATAGATTATGAAAGTTTATTTTGACTTCCTTAAAGACAATTCATCGGTAGTCACCGTTTATGATGGTCAGCAAACTGAAATAAATCGAGTTTACTCATTTTTGAATTCCGCCATCAAGTACGAGGACAAGCAGGCTACATATACAGAAAAATACAAGAACGGCTACGGCAAGGAGTATGTCAATTTCTACGACAAGGATGAACGGACTGTGCCTATCGGTCTAATCGCTAGGGTTTGCGGCTTGTTGAAGGGAAGGTTCCCAGGCATCCAGATTGGGTTGTCTCCTAGGATTGACTCGATGTTCAGGCCGAAGAGGGTTCTGACCAAGCAGGAAATCATCGACTATGCCGAGACGTTGAACATCCACGACCGCAAGGAGGGGTTCAAGCTCACCCTTCGTGACCATCAAGTTGAACTAATCTATCAGGCAATGCTGCATCGCCGTGGTTCGTTCAAGGCATGCACCGCTTCTGGAAAGTCGTTGGCGGTATATGTTATGGCCCGTTACATGACCGAGGTTGAGCACAAGAAGATTGCCGTCGTCGTTCCGAACTCTGGTCTCGTTGTCCAGTTGATGCAGAACTTTCATGATGACTACTCATGGGACGAGGCGCCAGATAACTGCACCCTGATATACGGCGACTCCAAGGACAAACTGACTGCAGCCCAGAAGAGGAAACTTGCCGAGTTGAAACTTGGCGAGGAAGTCATGTTGAAGCCTATTGTCATCACGACATGGCAGAGCTTGCAGAAAAAGGAACCTTCCTTTTTCAAGCGGTTCGATGCGGTAATTGTGGACGAATGTCAAGGATGTCGTGGGCCAGTGCTTCGTCAAATCCTCGACTACTGCACGTCTGCTGAGAACTTCAAGATAGGCGTGTCTGGCACAATTCCCGATGACGGTCTTGATGCTGGTTACATCGAATCGTCTCTTGGCAAGAAGTATGAAATAGTGAGTCTGTGGCAGCTTGTTGAAAAGGGCCTTATCACTCCTGTCAAGGTTGTCGCCCTTTATGTTCCGTATCCGTTGGATTGCAGGACTACCATCTGTTACTCGAAGTTTGACGAGGAGTATTCAATCGTGACGGGTAACCGCAGCCGCTTCGATATTCTCGACATGCTCATCAACAACAAGAAGATAACGACGGAGCAGAATACGGTAATCCTGTTCCGCAACATCGACCCGTTGGAACGTGTTGCCGCTTACTTGCAAGAACATCATCCAGAATTCAAGTACAGTATCATCAAGGGTGAGGTCAAGGCTAATGAACGTGACCGTATCAGGTTGGAGATGGATGCATCGTATGGAAACATCCTTCTTGGCACATACGGATGTTTGCAGGCTGGCATGAACGTCAAGAAGTTGAACAACCTCGTCTTTGGAGACCCAGGCAAGTCGATGTACATGATTATGCAGTCTATTGGCCGTATTGTCCGTAAGTGCGAAGGAAAGGAAATCGCTACTTGTTACGATATCGTCGATGATGCTTCGTACATGGTTCATGGCCGTACGCTCGGTGACCACATCAACGAGAACTGCATGGTGAGACATTTCCGTGAAAGGGTGAAATACTACGATGCCGACAAGATTCCTGTCCAGACAGTTGACCTTACTGGTATAGTCGAGGCCGATGTCAAGCTTGATGATATCAAGCAGAAGAGAAAGGAAAAGGCTGAAAAACGGGCAAAGGAATTGGAGAAAAAGAAAAAGAAGGCCGCAAATGGCCTTCTCAAAAACTACCGCAGGCAGTTCTAGTCCATTGGTAAGTATTTATCAAGGAGAGCTTCTCGTCTTCGCTTCGCTTTGAGGTCGAAGTCGTTCTCCTGTTGGCTCGTGATATTGTTCATCAACCTTTCTATCGACATGTGCGAAGTTGCACCTGTTGTCAGCCTAGTTAGTCCTGGGTTGTTTCTACGGAGTGCAATAACCAAGTTCAGCATATTTGTGTTGTTGAAGAGTATGTTTAGTCTCCGATTAATTTTTGTCAGAAGCTCACGGCATTTTGGGTTGTCCTTTATGGCGAGACTTCCAATAGTTGCCTTGATATAATCTTCCATTTCGTTTATGTTTGTAAGGCTGTCTACATCTCGTGCTGTATATTCCTCAGGGTCTTGCAGTCCATAATGTACCCTGAGCATATATATCGCCTCGAACAGGATGTTGATGAGATATGCGTTCAGCATGAATTGCGGTTGGCAGCCATCTCCGTTTTCTGTGTATGCCTTTCCTGATGGAGAACTTCCCTTTGCCATCGTGTCCATGTCATTGGCTGTTACGTGGTCTATTGGGCTGAACACGTCTGTAATAGCCGTATCGTTACTACATAGGTTCAATGCCTTGTTGTAAAGCACTATTATAGATTCAGAGAGAACGACTATGTTGCTAAGTTCAATCTTATTGATATTTTCTGCGGCGTTTCCTTGGGATGAACGTTTCACTCCATCGAAAATCTCGTTGATGATTGCTGTTTTGCGGCCACTATTGCCACTCCTATTTACCTTTTGAATAAGAGTATTCTGAACATCTGTAGTGAGCAGGTGGTTTTCCGCTAAGGTTTGCCTTATAGCCTTGCGTGCATTATCTGCTATTTCATCGTATTGTTCTCTGATATAGTTTAGATAGTACATCTGCGAGAAGTTGTCGAATGCTTCCGCTGAATTGTCCGTAGCGTAACTCTGCATGTGTATATCGGCTCTTTGCAGTCCTTCTTTGCTCACATCAGGAGGCACGACATCAGACAGTGTATCGATGTGATACTGCTTTTTTATGAGGTCGATAATATAGTTGATATCGTTCAACTTGAACACATATGGTCTAATTTTACCTTGCAGATGTTCAATCACCGAAACAAGTTTGCTAATGTCGTAGGCGGCGCTCTTTTCCTTACGTTTATCTTCTATTGGAGTAAACTTGTTTGCAGCCAGTTCCTCATCACTCATACGAACCCAGCCGTTTATCCTGTATATATAGGAACAGTTGCGTAGAGCATCGGATAGCATAGAGTTATTGTCTGGAACTTTATCCCAATCCATTCCGTTGATGATGTTTCTGGTAGTTTCAGTGTCAGTTTCAAGACGGCATACGTTGTTGTCTTCCGTTAGCAGTCCGCTGTTCGTCAAAAAGTCAAGTGCAGATTTTACTGGGTCTGAACCAGTGAGTGTCATCGAGCTGATGTATTCGCCTACCTTTGCGTGCGCCGCCATCAACTCTACGATTCCAGGCAATGTGTTCAGAATGTATGTCTTGCCATATTTGGTGATGATTATATTCTTGTACTGTGCACTGGTGTAAGTACGGTTGTATTTGTCTGCGTTCTTTTGGTTCAATACGCTTTGCGGGTCCATTTTGGCCATACGTGATAGTTCACTCAGTATGGTAGAAAATGCCTTTACATGAGTATCTCGTTCAGATGACATTCTACGTTCGTAGTCACGTTCGTATAGGAACCTATCCTTTAGTTTACTAAGGGATTGAGCATTGTCTTTAATTGCAGGATACTCCTGTTTTATGTCGCCTGTCGTAAGGAAGTCCACTAATCCTTCGAGGTTTGCGTATGATGTGTTGAATAGCTCGTTTAGTAGTATACGGTTTAGTTCGTATATCATCGACTTAACGCCTGTTGTCGGCGTAAGCTTGTCAGGGACATCGCTTGGATGCCCGTTGATTGTTGCCAGCATTTTTGCTAGCATGAGCTTTTTGCTCTTACCGACAGAAATTTCGGTTGTTGTATCCGAATTGTCGTCATCTTCCTCGTATTGCTGCTCTCCTGTATAGTTGTCGATGACGCTGGACCCTTCGTCGCCGCTCTTCATTTTCGCACCACCCAGTTCGGATGCGTTTGATACCTTTTCTTTAATTATTCCGACAGTAACGAAGTATTCTGGGAAAAGAGCATGATATTGCTCCTCGGTAAGAATAACTTTTCGTTTATCCCTATACATGCCACGATTGACTGGTGGGAGAGACTCTACTTTCAGAAGATTGTCCAGTACGGAAATGAATAGCTCGTACCTATCGCTTTCGTCATTTACAGCGGTGTCCTGTCTCATCAAAGACATCTCGATAACTTTTGCTGGTCCTTCACTACCATCAAGCGTGCCATTTTTCGTGTATTTCATCGTGCCCGCAAATCGTGCCTTCGAAGCTTCCTTGAAGAACTCGTATATCGAGGGTGCTGACTGCACTCGTGTCTTGATGTTTTCTTCAGTCTCGTCACGTATATCATCGAATGCCGATGATGTCTCCGTGCTCTCATCTTTCTTTTTGATTACGAAATCTATTCCGTTTTCAAGGGACAGTGGACTGAGCGAGTTGCGAAAATTCTTTGCGATGTACGTGAAAAGGCCATTCATGTCCTTCTGTGTGAAGTTTGCGTTAGACATACGCTTCGCATACGGTTCGAGAATAGTTTCGATGTCCGACATGTCTTTCGTATTGGAGAACATACTCGATTCTGGATACCTTGTATGAAGAGCATCTTCTATTTCGCTGATGTCAGGTCGCTTATTGAGGGTGACAAGTCTGTAGAACGCTGGATTCGCCATGTTCTTGACAGTAAACATTGACACGAAATGTCCGGCCAGGCCGTCCTTAGCGTCAGTTATGTCATCGACGAATACCCTCTCCATCATGTCCACCAACACATTGTTGATGTTCTTTCCCATATACAGCTCCATGAAGCTTACGGGGCTGTAAGGGAGTACGTTAAACTTGGCTTTCTCGTTGCTTGGGTTGGTCAATGCATCTATGTCAATCAAGGTAGAGACCCTATCGATGACCTTTTCGACGTTAATCGTCTGCTGGTCCTTGATTTTGTTATTGATTAGCGCTTCTAGGATGGTCTTTATGTTCTTTTCGGTATACAACTCGTGCAAGAAACCGTTGTTGAGCGATTGTCCCAGCACTGCGTGAATATAGTAAATTAAAGCATATTCCTTTTGAAGCGTTGTAATCATGGAGCGTCCTTTCAATTAACAATAGTTTATACATTTTGGGGTTGCAAAAACGCTAGTAAAAGACTATATTGTAAAATTAGGAGTAAAATTATGATTAACACCCCTGCTACTTACAAGTATGATACAAACAGGCTCATGGTGATAGACTGGTCGTCGATAGCCCACCAGAACATCCATTCAATCCAGGCTTCTTATAAGGCGGGTGACGATTATGGCATCCAGACCAAGGAAGACGAGCTCCGCCTGTGGCGTAACAAGATGGTGACATCGATGAACGATTTAATCCAACGGTTCAATCCCTTGGATATCATCATTGCCGTTGACGGAAAGTCTTGGAGGAACGATTTCGTCAAGGACTATTACGGGAAGCATACAATCGTGTACCACGATGACACCTACATCTACACGGAAACGGAAAACTATGCCTACCGTATCGGAAAGCCTGACAAGAAGAAGGATGAATACACCGTGGAACGAATTGCGGTGAAGGACTATCCGACGTTCCGTGGAAAGGACCATGTCCTTCTGAATGAACTTTCTCAGGCCAAGCAGGATTTGCTATGGGGCTTGTACGAGGTTAGCACAAAGTCCAAGAACGAAAACAAGACTCCTATCATCCCTAGCTACAAGGGAAAGCGTAAGTTTAGTGAATGGACTGCAAAGAC